CTTGCCAGTATGATGCCTCTTCGTTTGGTTTTCAAGCATGTGGTAGTGAGGACTTCGAGACCATAGCGATGACGACCTCGTTGAATGTCAATCACCAGAACACTCTCCCCCGAATCATAACCGAGCGCCGCTTCACAAACCGACTCGTCAAACCAATCACCAGATGTTGTGAATGATTCAGGCATTTGATAGTACTGATCCGCATATCTGGATGACATGACCATGGGCGGCTTGTAGAATCTGAATCGGTGTGATCTCAAAGGGATGGTTGCTCTCAAGTCGAGACCATATACAAACGGACATCCAGCATCAAGTGCAACACGTGCCACTGCCCCCATCCCTGACCCGATGACGATCACAGTGTGCTTTCTGAACAAGGGTGCGAAAGATGACCATGCGTGTACAGCGCTGCCTGACATCAGGCCACATCGCCCTTTGTTGCGCACATACATGTTCAACAATAGAGTGTCACGGTTAGTCGATTGGTCTTCGATTCTGGTGTATCCAGCTCTGACGTGAAGACATCCGTCAAGCTTGATCTTTCGATGCGGTGGAAGAGTATGAGGGAGTTTGAGTTTTCGCGCAGTGTTGTACGTCACTTCGGTAGGAAGACCCCACTGATCTACTTGCCGCGTGGCTTTCAGAACTTCCTCGACTGCTGTCTTGTATCCTACAAACCGAGAGATATGATATTCCTTCAGGGTTTTAGAGATCATGGGTTCCGAGAGTTGGGACAAGTTGGATAATTTCATGACCGCTCTCATCATTGTGTCCACTTTGTCTTGTTCTTCGTGGTGAGCGCGTACTGCAGGAATTAGACGTTTCCCCATCACTTCTCGAAGCAGATGTGACGGAAGAATTCCCTGTGCACGCCACACATAAAGATCATGTAGTAGAGCCGTCAGAACTGTCTCGGACAAAGCTCTGCTGTTGTCTGAGCTGAATAAGCCGTAGCTCCGATGATTAAACTCTCGATCAGCGCACATTAGCATTTCAGACACTTGACCAGTCACGTAAGCCGAAAGCTTTCCGTGGATAGTTCTGGCAGCTCCACCGTACGAGGGAATGTCGTGCAAGCCGAGTTTCCGTATCAACGGGTCTTTGGACAACATCGGATGTCCCACGAGAGGTGACACAGACTTGCAGAGCTCAAACACCAGACGGTTGGCGTACACTTGCAGTTGCCAACGGGCCACATGCTGAAGGTTCGTCATCATATAATTAGCGATCGCCTCATCGCATGCCACAAACGCCATCGCCCGAGTGATTGTGGTTAATCCATTTGAGTACACCTCAGCTATGTCCATCGATGCGGAGGCAAAGTGCTGATGAGATCCGTCAGCTATCTGCCTACCGGTGCTGCTCTTCCGTAGCAGTGACTTGAAATAGGCCTCCAGGACGTGCCGTCGCAGAGTTCCAGATGGTTTGTAATGGTCATGGATAGCCAGTGCAGGGTGAGCAATTGCGCCACTAACTCGCTGAAGAACGAGCGACGGAAGAAACGCAAGAGGATTTCCCGGAAATCGAGTGACTTTGAGGTGCAGTTCATCGGGCCCTCTGATGCTTACCGACGGCAAGGGCTGTAACTCGAATGAACCAGTCCCTAATGTTCCAGTAATGAAGCGACCAGGGACATTCATGAACGTGTTCTGCGTCATCCAGTTGAGAAACAGAATCTGCTCTTGTACCATAAAGGGGTAGTCATACACTCCGCCTGATAGGGGTCCCATGTTGTCTGTGGAAATGACCAGATGAGTTGCGAAGTTTGGCGACCCAATGTTGAACGCGTCCTGGTGGCCTGTTCGAGCGGCGTATCGGTGGGCAAGTGTTCCTCCACTTGTACCAGGCAACAGATCCGACACGTCAGAAAGAGTTGTGTTCGTTCTTGACCAGCCGACCGCATCGATGATCTTTTTGAAGTGTGTATCATCCCCGGTTTGGCTTGCAATGAGCTGAAGCTTCCGCATTGCCTTTGAAGCTGTATCCGTTCCAATGATCTTGTACCCATGTTCACTCCTCTTCTCTCTCGTTTGGCTCCCGACGTACGGGTCGAACGGTCCTCTTGTCTCCAACGGATCACTATCAGCGACAAGAACAGAATTCACACCTTCTATCTCCAACGCTTTTGTCCCCCAATGCAAAGTAAAATCAGTGGGCTGGTAGGTCGTGAGCCCAACGATTGGATTGACCTGACCCGGGAACCAACGTGACCTGCACTGTTGAGCGAGGTCGTATGTGGACATGGATGTAGCTATGTCGTTCGGTAGCATTTGGAATCTGTTGAACATGTAGGCAATTCCCGCAGCCTCGAGGTTCAACACCTTATCAATGACAGGCACTCCTAGCTCTCTCACTACGTTTTGAAGTGTCCGTGTTGCCACAAACATCTTCCGTACGGTCTCTGTGATACCAGCCAGTGAGCAATCAAGGATATCACGCATAATGACAGGGTTCAACGGTCGACAGAGTGACAAGGCATCCACCAATTTGTCCAAATACTCCGCTGTGTCGGCACCCATTAACTCCTT